CAAAGTAAGCACCTATTACTGTAATTAATACTAATTGTAATAAATCAATCCAATTAGCTTTTACTTCAAATGCAATAACTCCTGCATCTATAAATACCATAAGAACTGTAGATACAACTAAAAAGATAAGTACTAAAGGTCTTACATTTTTAGATAACCATGAATCACTTGCCATATCTACTTTCCATCTTTCAGTAATATTCTTTTGTATATCAGCTTCAGCATCAATCCAAATTTGTTCCATCTCTTTTTCAAATTGGGCTTTCTCTACTTTACTAAAAGTATGCTTATCTATTATACCAGAAATCTTTTCTGCTATATTTCCACCTGTTGCTCCAAATAATTTTGATAGTATTTTTCCCATTATTCTATTCTTATATGTATCATTAAAAAAATTAAGTAAATATTTACTTCAGTATAATCTTGTTCTACAGTAGGGTCGTATATAGAAAAACCAAGAAGTGGTCCTGTTGTAAATGTTTCTCCAAATCCTATTCTATATTTCATACCTACTATGTTTAAGAGTATCTAAAAACCTACTATGTTTAAGAAGTAGTTATATCCATGTATTTAGTTTTACCATCTTCTCTGTATGCCTTTAGACATCTCTTTCTATTAGAGTCTGCGTCTACATAGCTTACGTGTACCCAATCTGGGTTATGGTCTGTACCAAACTCCCAAATAAGTTGGTCAAAGTCAAGATTATCTTTAATATAATAATACATAAAAGCATTACTAACGTGACCATAAACGTCATCAATATCAATAGCTCTCCCTTGACAATGCTGTGAGGTTTGTTTGCCATTTTTTGATGCACCACCAATGGCTTTATTAAGTTCTTCACATCTAAAAAATGAGTTTATTTTAATAGGAGCATCAACAGCTTCTCTTAATGGTTCAAATACTTTCTTAGCTACCATCTCCATATTTTGTAGTTCATATTCATTAGGCACATTCTCTATACCTAATCTAAGTGCTGTTGCACTTCTTGTAGCTTCTTTATAAGATATATGTTTACTTATTCTATCCATTAATTAGTACTTGCTCGTCTTGGTCTGTTAATCCTATCTATTGTATTTTGTATTTCTAAACGAGTAGCTTTTATTTGCAGAGATATATCAGCTACATACTGCATTCTTACTCTGCCAGATTCATCCATAATAACAATTACAGGCACAGCCATAATTTTATTTTGAACCTCTTTAGGTTGGTCTTTTAAGTAACTAAACTTTACAATAGCACCAGTAATGTCACTTAAATCGTAGTTATTCTTTTTATTCCATTCTGCATTTATTTGCAGAACTGTTACGTCTTGACTATATACAAAGCCCGCAACCAATACACATATCGCACATAATATATTTTTCATTTACTTATTATTTCAAATAGCTTGTCGTCTATTTTCTTTAACGCTTCTGAGTTTTCTTCTACCTTTTTACCAGTATTCATAATAGTTTCTCTTACGAGCTTGTCTTTTAAATCATACTCTGTTCTACTGATTTCTGGTTCAGGTAGTTTCTTAGCCTCCTCTATATCTGCCTGTAAGGCAAACCACATTCCTATAAGGGTGGATAATCCTACCCCTATAGCAACAAGTGTCTTTATACTTACTTCAAATTTACTGTCTTCGCTTAATTCTTTGCTCATTTTAGTTTCTTAGTTTTTTGAATAGTATATACTATCGTGCAGATTAGAAGTATAATTTTAAGCCATACCTCAACCTCAGTTAATGATACTACAAAAGCTATTGAGTTTATAAGGTATATCTTCATATCTGCAAAATCCATAGCGTTATTCTTTATCTTCTTTTATTTCCTCGTAAGAACCGTCTTTTAAGTTGATATTGATTTTACCATACTTATCTTCAAGTTCTTTTTTTACTTTGTTAGATTCTTCTCTAACTTGACCTAAAGCGTGTAGTAGATTATGCTTTTGCTCATCTAATGTACCTAAGTCGTGTTTAATAGCAGAAACTTTTTTTTCTGATTCTAACAATGATTCTAATTCTTCTTTACTAATTTTTGACATTTTATTAAATTTATAGTTATATTCAAATATACTAATTATTTATCTGTTGTTTTAAACTTTCTATCTCTGCTTTTAGTTCTTGTATAGCACCTACTAATAATGGCACTAACTTTGATTGGTCGATACCTTGATAATCTGGCACTTCTCTTGTACCCATTACCTTTTCAGACACTAATACTTTTTCAGTCCATTCTTCTTTAGCTTCTGTTACAAGAACTTCTTCAGTATATGCCTCTACAGCTTCTACAATTATATTTCCTTCATCATCTAATTCTTCTTCTACAGCAGGATGTTCTACAGTTTCATAAACTGCTTCTTCAGCAGGATGAACAACATCTTCATAAACAGCAGGACTTACTTCGTATTCTTCAGTACGCATAGCATCTTTTTCTCCTGTAATAGCTTCAGGCACTATTTCTTGTACTTCGTGAGCTAAGAATCCATCTACTGTTTTATCTGCATCTGCTATAAAGTTAAATCGACTTGGTTTTAATTGACTTACTCTATCTAAAGCACCAGTCATTTCTACTACGTTTTCTTTTAATCTATAATCAGAAGAAGTAGAAAAAGTAGTTGAAGAACCTGATATACTTATATTTCCTATATTTCCATTTGGATTATAAAATCTTTGTATAAATACAGTAGAAGTTGTAGTTGATTCTAAATAGATTTGAGAATAACCACTTTGTGGAGAAAGTTGAAAACCATAACCAACTACACCACTACCAAGAGCATTACTTTGAATATTTCCTACAGATGTTATACGCATTCTTTCATTAGAAGCATTATTATAGAATTTTAACGAATTACTTGAACCTGCATCATAAGTAATTTTAGCTGATTGTCCTGCATCTGCACTATCTAACATTACAATTCCACATTCATCTTCTGCTGTGTTTGAAAGTGTTATAAATGGAGTTGATTTAGATATAGTGATATTTCCGTAAAAATTTGAGTTTCCAGAACTATCTATACGCATTCTTTCTGAACCGTTAGTACGAACTCTAAATTCTTCAGATGCTTCAATAGATAATTCTCCTGTTGTGCCTCCTGTATATATATAATTGTTATGTGATGTATTTGATAATACTAAAGAAGCACCATTACCTGCTTTAATTTGCATTCCCTTATATAAACCTCCTGCGGTTATAGGCGAATCAGTTCCTATCCCTACGTTTCCTGAACCATCTATTGTTACATTTGTTGTTCCACCATCTCTAAATCTAATAGGAACACCACTTGGAGCATTAAAATTAAATGCACCACCAACCATATTAATATATCCAGTTTGTGAACTTGCGCTTCTTATAATACCTATACCGCTATCAAAACTACTATCTTGTGAGTCTTTTACTTGTAATCTTGAAGAAGGCGAGTCAATTCCAATTCCTGTGTTTCCAGCATTTGTTACATTAAAAGTGCTTGAATCAGCACCAGTAGCTACTTTTATAGCATAATAGTTGTTACCTGTTCCAGTTGTAGTTATGTGTAATCCATCTGAACTTGTGTTTTGCCCTAATAACTTTAACATTGGATAATTAGCGCTAACACCTGTACTCTGTCCTTTAATACTTAAATTTGCTGTATTTGGATTTGTATCATTAATTCCTACGTTTCCTGAACTATCGATAACCAATTTATCAGATGCATTTATACCAAATTTCATTTTGTTATCACTATGTTGATAAGCAATATATCCAGCATATTCAGCAGCACCACTCGTTCCATCTGCAAAATGTAAAGCACCTGTACTTGCTGTTCCAGTTGCTATTGTAATACCGTGATTACTACTTCCTCCAACTACTAAATCATTTGCAGTAGCATAATAATCAGATGGGTTTGTTACTCCAATTCCTACGTTTCCATCAACAGTTAAATTATCATCAATAGTTGTAGATTTATCTACATAAAAAGCTGTATCTGTAAAGTATGCAACTTCAGCTTCTAATATAGATATAGAAACTTTACTTTGTGCAAAATTAGTTAGCGTATCGGTATTATGGTCATAACCAATAAAACCGCCATTTGTTGCAATAGCTCCTGTTGAACTCATAAATGTTATATAAGCTGCATCTGTAGTTCCACTAACTAAAGTCATTCCACTTCCGTCAGGTACGCTTATAACTAACTCATCAGCAGTATAATCAGAAGGATTAGTTAATCCTATACCAACAGAATCTTCTGAAGCATCTACAAATAAAGTATCTGTGTCTACTATTAAATCTGAAGTGATATTTGCTTCTCCATAGACATCTAATGGGTATGCAGGAGTATTATTTCTTATTCCTAATTTTGCAGTTGAAGCGTCCACAGTAAGAGTATCAAATAAATTTGTGTATGTAGCATCAACTACAAAATCTTTTCTTGTATATATTCGAGAACCTATACTTAAACTACCTGCTCCTAATCCTGCTCCTGCTACACCAATCTCAAAAGCATCTCCAACGTGAGTATAAGAAATAAAACCTCCATTTGCACTACTACTTGATTCAGCATCTTGAAAGAATAAGTGACCATAAGCTAAACTACTTGAATATATTGTTAATCCTCTATTGCTTGTACCATCTCCAATTATCAAATCTTTAGCATCACTTGTAAATCCTGAAGGACTTGCATTGTTTATACCTACTTGACTATTAGTTGAATCTACAAATAAAGTATCTGTATTAACAATTAAGTCTGCTGAAAATGTAGCATTTTGAGAGGTATCTATAGTTAATGCAGTAGAACCATTAGTACTAACAATTAAATCAGTAGCTGTTGAATCGTATTTTATACTTGGTCTTGCAGCACCATCACCAAATACTAACGGTATATCGTCGTTCAATTGAGCTGTAACGCTTATAACATTTCTATTGATATTACCATCTATTCTAAAATATTCAGTAATATCTCCAATACCATTATCACTTTTGAATATTATCTTTTTATCGTCACTATTGTTTTGTAGGATTAACTCTCCATTTATATTGTCAATATAACCGTCTGTACCATCGTGATACATTTCTAAGTCAGAATCAGTACCAAAGTTTACTTTCTGACCGTCTTCCATTATAATATCATTAGCTCCTGAAGTATTCCCATTAGCTAATACTTCACTAAGCGTATCGTATAACCCTACTTGATTGTCTACATAAGCAGTAGTTGCTACCTTAGTTGAATTATCGTTTGCACTTTGAGTAGTAGCTGTAGTAGTAGATGCAATTACACCAGTTAAAGTACCTTCTAAATCACCAATTAAAGTAGCTACAGCATATCCTGTTCCTCCTGTGTTTACTGTTGTAGTAGGTTCGTCTTCTAATCCTTTAAATAACCTGTATTTACCTGTTAGAGCTTCTCTAAACAGTCCTGAGTATAGTGTAGTACCTGAAGGAGTATATTTCCCATAAAAACCTATGTCAACTGCATCTGTAGAGGTGTTATTGTTTGCCAGTACAATTAAAGGGTCTTTTACTGTTAATGTATCTGTTCCTACTGTTGTAGTGCTTCCTTCAACTACTAAGTTTCCAATTACTGTTAGATTGCTACCTATTTTAGCATCTCCAAAGACGTGAAGATTTAATCCTGATTCTGGTGTTACTCCTATTCCTACTTGTGTTGTAGATACAAACATAGGTGAGTTATTACCAAAACCATCAGTTAATTGTTTAGCTGAAGTTGTTATGTTTCCATTATCAGAGAACTTTACAAGCGACTGATAAGTATCTTTTATTTTATTTCCTGAAAGTGTAGCCATTATTCAAAACAAGTTGGTTGTGAATCAATATGTAAAGTACTCTCGTTTGCTGTATCACCCCATTCAGTGCTACAGTATATCTTTGCCCAGTCTATTGTGTTTGCCATCTTTGTTTAATTTTTGTAAGAAAGTATCTAATTTAACTACATTACTTTCTTTTGGTTTATATGTTTTTATCTTTTTATCTCTCATTAAAGTACCCAAGAATTAAAATTAACATCTTTATCAGGGTACATTTCTCCATTTGTAGAAGAAACGTATTCTGGGTATAAAGTGCTATTATAATCCATGTAGTCAACAAATCTTCTAGTATAGAACTCTGCTGTTTCAGTAACTTTTGCTAACATCATTCTCATTTCTTCTAAAGAAATAGTTTCTGAGTTTTCACTTCTATGTTTAAATACACCTCCATTGCTAATTTGATACATAGCAAAAGGTAAATAAGAACTTTGTGTAAACCAAGTAAGCATAGGTTTTACATAATCGTCTAATAATAACTTGTAATCAGCATTACCAGAATCACCTATAGTTCCATTTAATACTAAGGTTTGTAATTTATTATAAAGTAATCCTCCTAAATAGTTTTGAATGTGTGTATCTTGAGCTACTTCAATAAACTGTATAAGTTTATCAGCATCTACATTACCATCTATTATAGATTTTCTTTTTAAGTCGTTTATTGTTATAAAGAGTGCTTTCTGTGCCATAATTATTTAGTTTTTGGGTAAGCACCTCTGTTTGGCATATCTACTGGTCTAACTTCGACTTCTTTAGGGTTTTTAGGCTCCTTAAATCCATCTTTTACAGCATCTGAAGCTTCAACTTCGGCATTTGGTGTTACTTTCTTTTTATATACTCTTCTTTCCCAGAAATGGTGACAGTTTTTTCCTCCTTTATACTTAAATAAGTTGTATCTTTTCTTATTATGTCCTAATTCACTGTTTAAACCTCTAAAAGACATAAGAGTAATGTCTTCTTTTCTAAATACTAGATTTTTTGTCGTAAGTGCTTCTAGTTTTTTACAAAATACTCTGCTATTTTCTGAATTTCTTACTGGACCATAAGAATATCTTATTTTATATCCAGAATTGTCTTGACTTGACCTTTTATCAGGATTAGCATCGTCTTCTGTAACACTTAATTTAGTTAAATCAAACTCTTCATTGTCATCTTTTACTGCTTCAGTATGTACAAGCTCCCATTCATCAGAAACAACCTCTCCTAATACTTTTAATTGAGTGTATAAGTCTTCTGCACCTTCATCTGATAAATCTAATTCTTCTTGTGAGCTTAATTTCTCTCCTGTTTCTTCCTCTCTCTTAACTTTAGTAGAAATGTTATCTAATTCTGTAAATTCTATTGGTTGTAGAGTTACAAAGTATAAGCTTAAGTATATTTTGTTAAATGCAAGTATTTCATCTAAACCATCTATAATATTTTGTTGAAATGGTCTAATTACTATGTTATCCATAAGGATAGAAGCAGTTCTAAGCTCTTCTGCATTGTTTCCAAACCCTGTATTGTCTTTTATACCTAATAATATAGGAGAAACAATACCATGACCAAGCATTATCTTTTCTCTACTTTCGTCAGCCAAGAATTGATACTGTGCATGAGCATCTGGTAAGTGAATAGGTTGTAAATCTGCTTGAGTTTCTGTAGACTCATTAAAAGTAAGTATGAATTTACCTGCATTTGAAGAGCCACTAAACTTATCATATATTTTGTGTTCAATAAGCTCTTGAGTTTCTTCGTTAGGTACTCCATTGTTAAAGTTTATTAATAAAGAAGGCTGTAATCCATTTTTTATGTTATTTATATGGTAATTACTCACTTCTTCTTCTAATTCTGCATATTGTAAGCAAGATTGATAATCCACTGGAGAATAATAGTAAAATCCTGACCTATATGGCTTAAATACATATATTTCTATAACTTCTCTTTTAGAACCATTACCAAAAGAAGGTATTCTTTTAGGTTTGTCACTAGGTTTTATATCAGACCATTTAGGATGGTAGTAATAACCTTCTATTTGACCATTTTTAGCTTTTTCTGCTCTAAGAGTTTCCATAGGAAAGTGTAATACCTTCACAATGGCTGTTTTCTGCTTGTTATAGACCACTTGAACAGCAGCTTGACCTAACATCTTATAATCGTTGACAACACGCCTTAAATCCTTTTGTTTTAAGAGCATTTTCATCTTAGCATACATCTCAGGCTTTATTTCACTGTCTGTAGCTTCTAGTCCTCTACCATAAATCATATCTACAATACCATTTATACATCTAGCATTTGTAGGACTTCCTAAGTATTTGTCTATAAGTTCATCAAAGTAGTCATTATTCTCTCCGTACTGAACCCATTGTTTTCCGTAGACTTCTTTTATTTCTGGTATCTCATAACCAGATAAATTGACTACTCTAATATTTTTGTTTTCCATATTATATTACTATATATTCGTCTTCAGTACCTGCTCCATATTGAGTGTACTTGTTTTCATTTAATGTGTGTATTACTTCATCGTTTGTTTGAGAAGTAACATAAGCTTTATCTCTATACCATAATTCTCCACTTTTACTAAACTGTAAATAATAAGCAGATTCAGCTTTCAATATTGTAGAAGCTAATGATACAGAAACAAAGTTTCCATTATCAGAAGCCGTAAGGTCTGTTAATGTTTCGCTTTTGTTAGTTCCATCTTCTGTTATAGTAAGATTGATACTTGACAAAGACGCTTTGTCTCTAGGGATTATGTTAATCGTTTGAGAATCTGTATTTGGAAGTAATCTTATCATAATAAGATAACTGAAAAGTATTGATTTTGTTTTATATAGAAAAAGGGGCAAAAGCCCCTTTATATCTATTATGTTTAAGAGTATACTATGTTTAAGAGTTTACAACAGTAAATCCAACAGTAGCAGGGTCAGACTCCAAGAAATTAGCTGGAGCTTTTTCCATTCCTGTTAAAGTTAAAGTATAACCACTTAAGTCTCCCATAGCACCACCTGTTACGATAGTACCACCAGAAACATCCATACCATGCTCTATACCTGCTAAGAAGTAATTTCCATTATTGTCTTTTATTATGACATGAGGTCTATTAAAAGATAATAATTTTAATTCTTTATGGTCAGCAATTGTTAGCTTATGTAAAGTAAGCTCAAGAACTTGTTCAAAAGCAGTAGTTCCATTTTCTCTACTTGCTTGAATGTTTTGAGTAAAAGAAGAAGTTCCTTTTATGTCATATTCGTATGCAGATGGAGTTCCAGTGATTGACTCTATGGCATCTGTGTTAGTTGTGTCAAACGTAATGTTTGAGTATAACGAACTGTCATAATTGACGAAGTAAACTTTATCTAACCCACCAACACTGTCTTTACAAGGTTCTGTTCTATATAGTGATAAATTACAAGACATATTATTAGTTTTTAAAAGTTAGTATTAAAAGGGTGAGTGGTTAAACCCACCCTTTATTTATTATTATTAAGCGTTTACTCTGTATACGATATCTCCTCCGATTCCGTATTGAACTCCACTTGTAAACCTCATGATTACTCTTACATTTTGAGAACCATCTAGGTCAGACATATCAATAACTTTTACTTCGTTGTGGTCAGATAAAAGACCTGTACCAAAGTATAAGTTAGATTTTTCAGCAGCAACAGCAGTGTCATCAGCAAGTCCGTTAGCAACAAATAGTTTTACACCATCGAAGCTTAATGAACCATTGTTCCACCATTGAGTTCCTTGAGCATTTACACCGTTTGCACCTAATCCAGAAGCACCAAATCCTCCTAAAGCTCTTACATAAGCTCTAGCGATGTTTTGAGATACATAGATGTACATATCTTCTTGTCCGTATAGAGTAGAAGGAATTGCATCTACGATAGAACCTAATTCAGAAACTACGTTAGAAGCAGTAATTGCAGAACCAGTTACATCAATAACATCAGAATCAGCAGCTAATAAAGTAGAGAATCCATCAAATTCACCAGCGTTAGCGTTAACACCTTGCCAGATATTTTGCTCAGTTTTCTCAGCAACTTTAGCAGCAACGTGGCTTATTAAGAAATCACTGAATTTTGGAGGTAATTTGTCAAATGTAGAATATCCCATTTGTACAGCTTCCCAGTCAGAACGGAAGTCTTTTTTACATAGTTCAACATTAACTTGGAACTCTTCTGGTTGAAGGATTCTTTCAGTTAATGTAACTGTGCCTGTGTCAGCAAAGTCACAAGAAGCGTTAGCAATAAGTCCACTTGTAGAGACTTTCTTGATTACTTCTTTAAACTTTACATTAGGTTTTACTGAAATTCCACCATTTTCTATAGTAGAACCAGATAATAATGCAGCAGAAATATACTTTCCAGCAAATTCTCCAGCATAAGTACTTGTAATTGAAGTTGTAGTAGCCATTTTTTATTATTTTAGTTTTTGGTTTATTATGATATTTTGTTTAACACTCTATCCATTATTGTCTGAGGTCTACTTTGACCGTACAAATGAACATTGTTTTTTTCTACGTTAGACTCAGGAGAGTGAGCAATAGGCTCTACTTCTGATTCTTGTGAAGATAATTCCACTTCACCTTCTTCTGATACTTCTTCAGAACTCAATTCTTCAGGAACTTCAGGTGATTTCTCATCACTCATTGATTCCATTAATTGGTCGTACATTGCTTTTACTTCAGCAATAGCTTTAGAAAGTTCTTCTTTAGTAGCGTATAAATCTTCTTTTTCAATTTCCTCTACAGGAATTTCATCAGAAACTTCATCCTTTACTTCTTCGATAACTTCTTCAGCTAATTGTACATCTTCTTTTACTTCTATCTCTTCGACTTTTTCTTCAGTCTCAGATAGTAAGATTTTCTTAAATTTTTCTACGATGTCGGTAGCTTTCATATATTATTGATTTAAATTAATAGTATAACTTGATAACCTCAAGTGTTTCTTTCTGTTGTATTTTTATGCTTTCTTTTGTATTATAAACCATTCAACACCATCTGACCATACTTGTATGCCTTCATAAGTTATGTTTATGACATAAGCATCTGTAGAGCCATCTAAAGTATCGGAACCTGTAGGAGTTAAGTTTACTCTTGTTGAAACTGCGAATCCTCCATTAGAAATAAACCTCATTAATCTATTTGTATTGTCTGCTGCTGGAGGTAAATTTAATGTTGCATTACCTGCACCACCAGACCAAGTTAATCTAATAAGCATAGATTTATAATAAGTTGAATCTGATAAGTTAACAGTAGAACCATCACTCATAGTAATATTAGTAGGAATTAAATAATTCTCTAATTGATATACTTCAGCTTTTTTAGTTTCGCTTCCTTCTACTACAGCAAGTAAATCATCTTCTTGTATAGTTGTTATTGCATTTAATTGTGATATTTTTTTTGCCATTTTTTATACTTTTATATTATTACCGTTTTCTTGTTGTAAATAAGCTCCTGATTCAGTAAGCAATAAATCTTCTCCATACAAAGAACCTACCCCTTGAGCCTGTAAAGAACCATCACAACATTTTCTTGAGTAAGTTCCGTCTTTACACAAACAACCTCTTCTTGAAGAACGAGGACTTGTTCTGCTTGGTGTCTTTTTATATTTTCTTCTCATTATTTCTTTTTAACACAATTAGGTCTTCTTTTACCGTCTATCATTTGCCATCCTTTTTGTTCATAGCCATCCCAACAAGGACTCTTGCTAGTTTTACCTGCTTCTACTGAATGTGATTCACAAGGCATATACCACATCTTTCCTTCATATTCGTGTTCGTGGTAAGAGTTACACCCCAAATCTTTAGCCATTTCTATAGCCTTCTCTTTTGTAGAATATGCTAATCTATCGTCTATTATAGCATAGTCTTCATTAATTTTCATTGAGGCTAAACTTAAAGAAGTTATTGGTTCTATTTCTCTATCTATTTCTTTTATCTTTTTAGAAGCCCAATTAATACCTGCGTCTCCTCCCCAAGCATCCCAAAGTAACTTTCCACAACCTTTTTCATAAGAAACGTTTTTATCTCTTCTAAATCTAACATAAGAAGCCATTTGAGATATTAAACATCTTGATATAGGTTCTTTTTTAGCCAACATTCTAGCAAATTGCCAACCTGCTTTTGTTCCGCATTGTATTTTATTATCTATCTTATATTTTAAAGCTCTTAAAGCATTTTTATGTGCTTTATCAGGATAGTCACTAAATTTATCTTCAGATAAAGTCAGGTTATTACATTCTAAAGCATCTTGTAACTCTAATTCTAATTCATCTATTTCAGACATTTTCTTTTTATCTATTTGCTTTAGTTTAGATATAGCCCAATTGATACCAGCAGAACCTCCCCAAGCATCCCACATTATTCCTCCACACCCTTCTGTGTAAGGTACA